GGCAACTAGCTTGCCCATTCCTATTATGAAAACACAAACCACATCAATGGAGGAAATGCGTGACGATATTTGCGCTCAACTCACAGAGCATGAGCTTGCCCCTGATTTAGGCGGCGACTATGCCATGAACAAAGCAGCAGCAGATTATTTTAGAGGGTGCGAGGATTGGCCCGATGAAAAGATCAGGCTGGAACACGCGAAACTGTTTGAGTATGAGCCTGATCCACCCGAACGCTCGCCAGAGCAGATGAAACGTGCTGCCGAGGTGCAGGAAAGGATTGACAACTACCCTCGCGCCAAGGCGTGGGAGGTTGAGGAATTGTTTGAACACGCACCGGATGGTGATTTCTGCTGGGATGACCAAGAGGCAGGTGATTGGCACGTTTATTGTTGCGGGGAAAAGGATTGCGAACGGCAATGGCACAAGGTCGCTTACACGCTCATCTTAAAGCGTCACGCGGGAAGGCGAAAAATAGAGCATCATTCAGTGGATGAAGATGGCAACTGGGAAATTGAGGATGGTTGGGTAGAGGGTGAAGATAACTCATGGTTTTTTGAGTCATTAGCCAATGAAAGCAATGATTTCTTCAAGGGTTGGGCGAGGTACTACCTGTATTGCTTCCATGGCGGGAAAGGTGTGCTTGAGCAAGCTCGCGAACAATCACCAGAAGATTGGCTGAAAGCAGCAGAGAAAATGATTCCCACGGGCAACTAGCTTGCCCATTCCTAGCAGGGGTCGGGGGCGCGAGCTTCCGGCCCCTTTCCGGGTGAAAGGTGAGAACCATGAAAAAGCCAAAAAGCAAAAGTTATTCACAGTCGGTTCCTAGGGAATTGAATCATTTTGATACTGAAACGGGCGGATTGAGGCGGATTGGAGAATTTGAAAAGGTGAGTATGTTATAATGACGGCGTTCGCGGAATTAACCGTGGAGCAAAAAAGAAAGTCTAGGAATGGATAATAAAGTACACGACCAACTGTATGCAGCACAATGTGCGTTGCTGCGTGAAATAGATGCGGAGGAAATGAAGGAACGTGCTGCCGATGAGAAAAAGGAGTGGCGGCGAATGAGGGAAGTGGAGTGGTGCAAGTGGAGTTCCAATTGTTCCGGCACTCAATCGGCAGTCCATGTGACTGCTGATGGATTGACTACACTCTGCAATAAAAAGATTCCACAGATTCACGAATCAAATCTGAACGGGGTAAAGCCGAGAAGCAAACAGTGGATAAGTGGCACGACAAGTTCAGCAACAGGCGGCACGACATACGATACATTTGTCCACTACAGCAGCACGGTGGTGGGATCATTGCCAGCCCCCCATAAGTATTATGGCACTTGCAAATGCTGTGCCAAGCGTAGCAATGACAAGTTCACAAACAACCACCGCACAGCGTCCTGAAGCCTCCCAAGGCATAATGTGACACATCCCACCACAAAATGCCTACAGCACCCCTTTACGCGCCAGCAAAGGGCATTCCTTTGGAACCTTACACTGCCCAATGCCGTCTAACAGGAATGATGGATGGGTGGACTCTATTTTCAATCGGCATGGCCTTGCTGGAGACTCTTGCACACGTTGCAACTGGTCTTGGCGTGGTCGTTATCGCTATCAAAATGATACGCGCCTAGGCTTTCTTGCCTCTCGCGAGTAATTCGGCAATCCCTGCAATACCAGGAGGGATATCTGCTTGCTGTTGTTCACGCGGTGAGAAGCTCATCAGCGTGGATTTGATTTCCCTTTCCTTATCGCGTAGCTCGCGGAGTCGGTCTGGATCATCCTGCCGATTCCAGCTAATGACATCGCCGGTAGCGTCTAGGCATCGCCCGTTGAGGATGGATTTAATTTCTTCGGCCACTAGCTTCTGCGCGTGTTCCAAGCCTATTCGGTCAGCGGTGCTTAAACTTTGAACGGGGGGATTTAGGGGGGTTTGTTTTGTTTTGTTTTGTTTTGTTTTGCTTGGTTGAGCGGTGCTGCTTTTTTGCTTCCCTTTTGCTTCAGCAATCGTTGACGATTGCTTACTTGCCAATCCTCCTATTCTCCCTGCTTTTACGCGCTTATCTCTTAAGGCAATGACCTCTTTCCGAACCGCTTCAAGCCGTGGGTGTCTTAAGCGTTTTTCATCGTCTATGTAAAATTTGATCAGGATTTGTTCCAATTTTGGTGTGGAAACGCCAGCCAAACGGGCAATATGTGATTTGCTTTTATAGGGTATTCCGTCCTCAATCCATGAGTGACATAAAAGGCGCATATACGCCCCCACTTCCGCCGGAGTCATAAGCATGGTACTCACCAGAAAGTCAGCAGGGAAGAAAGGGAACTGGAATAGGCGGTCTTTATCTTTCATTCAATTCTCTCCATTCAATGTGTTCAAGGGGGCAAAGGTAAAAGATTTGGGTCATATTAGTGTACCGGCGGTCTGTGATGGTCTTTTTACGCCAATATGGGCGTGTTTTGCAGTACACAATAGCCGCGTGAGTCTGTGCTTTGTTTAAAATCATGTATGCGTAGGGCTTTGGCTTGGCGCGGTCATAGGTTTTGGCCGCACACACGATAAAATCCTCTCCAAAGGGCCAATTTGAGGCATTAGTGAACTCTGCTGTGAGTCCTTTGACCTCTATACGCTGCTGAATGAACAAGTCGCCATCATCCATGCAATTATGGCGGTCTTCCCAATCTTTACACTTGAACATGGGCGCAATGGCGACTTGCATACCCTTCCCGTAAAGGTATTTCGCGCATTTAAAGACCGCATCAGCACTTTGATCCAAGCTGTCAACGAACTTCTGATGTTCTCTGAATTCATCTGTCATGCTGTCATTTACTTATCATATAAAGCAACCAGAGCAGCCCCAATACGAGCAGGAGGTCTATCGCTAGTCGCCAATCTTTATTCTTCATTCCAAGTCATCAACTATTGCCGTCATTATGCGGCTTAATCTGCGCCGCGATATGGATTCCCACCTCTTGCTGTTATAACCATAATGTTCCCGTGAGGGTGCAAAGAGCTTATGCAGAAATCGCTGGATGAACATATGATTTGAATGCCCACCCTTCTTTAGCTCAAGCATTACCCTGTCAACGATTTCATCCACCGGATAAGCCACCCGCGTTATGCCGTCCACGCCTTCTTTCGTTTCCTTGTTAGTTCTTCTTTTAGCCATTCATCCCTACTCCTGGTTATCCCAATCAGCACACTATCCACTTCACTCCTGCTGGCGTTAGGATCAGCCAACACGCGGCGAGCGATGTTCTCCCACTCTTCAAGACTCCCGCTTTTCTTCATCTTCCTTCCGAACCCAGCCAAGGCTTTCAAGCTGATAGGACAGGTCTTTAAGCGTCTGCTTGTCGCTGATGTGCGTTTGATATTCGTCGCTATTCTCCGGCTTCATCACTTTAGCCATCCAATCCGATAGCTCGCGCATTTCCTCAAAGATGTTTATTGCAATATAAGTGCTGTGGTACGCCATCCTGAATTTGCCAACCACTTCCGGCACTTGTTCCACCAGTAATTTGCCATCCCGCCTGTTCCAATCATTGCAAACACCTTCTGGAGTTGCGTCACTCAAAAATACACAATAATTCTCCCCACATTTAATATAAAACTCATCCCCGTTCCCCCCGTCCTCGTCTTCGTGATGGTCTATTTCAGGTTCGCCCCCGCAAAACGGGCAGGGCAACAGGTCAACTTCGGCTATGTTCATTCTTGTTTCTTTACTCATCATTTTTCCTTTCATCGTACCCACATTCATGGCAAGCGAGCATATTGCTGCTCCCAGCTTCAAACCATCTCATCGTGCCGCAGTCCGGGCATTTGTTCACCGGCTCATCGTGTAGCTCGTCCTCGCTGAAGTCGTATTCGGTCATTCCACCTCTATGATCGTTTTTTCTTCTTTCCGCGTTTTGACTTTTTCTTGCTTGATGTAGACTTCAATGTGCGCCGTCGTGTCATCTTGGATGACTTTGGTGTGGCGTAATGCATCAATAATGTATTTGACGCAGAGGTTATCCGGGTCGAGCAACCTGTTTCGCACGCTAGTAATGCGGATGCGACGGCGACGAATGTTTCCTCCTTTAGCTTCTTCCTCGCCCATGGGTTCAATGCAAAGAGCCGATTGAGGCTGGGAACCGGCATCTTGATTTCCACGCGAATCATTCAAGCGACCTCCCTGACTTGAGTCTTGGGCAACTTCGGCTTGATCTTCAGCACCTCTGCCACATCTTCCATCATGGGCCTCAAGTCCCAAGCGCGACCGTAGGTTAGCCTGTAAGCTATTTGTTTGAGTCCATGGATGACTGTGGCATGGTTGACCCCTTTGCCCCATCTACGCCCGATTACGGCGCATTGAAGGCCCATGTGCGTGTGGATGTAATGCCAAGCAATCCACCGAGCTTCCACAGCTTCATCTGTTCGCAATCTGCCGAGCATGGTTGCACCGCTAACTCCTGTTACCTTTGCCACTGCCGCGACAATCTCGTTAATTTGTTCCTGTTTGTTTTTTGTTTTCATATTCTTTTTAGTATTTCGTAAGCTACTTGTGGGACGATGGCGTTTCCGAGGGCTTTAAGTCTGTGAATCCGAGAGGGTATCCCATTAGCCACTCGACCCACGTTGGGTTCAGTGAGCCAGGATTCTCTAAATGTTCCACGTCCACTCCGACAACTCTCCCCAGAGTGTCCACCCGATTCTTGCCGTCTTTCCTCACTTTCGCCCTCAACACCCCCGTATCCTTGTAATCTCTGCTCGCTGGCGTGGGCAACATCATCACCTTGTCGTATAGACTCCAACCTGCCCTGATTGCCTGTGGACTGTTTGGGTTTTTGTGTGACCCCCTCCCGCTTGGGCTGGTGGATCGTGTTGTCACACCGGGCCATAATCCACACTCTGTCTCGTCTGTGCGGGGCGTTGACGGCGCAAGCTGGAAGTACAACCGCCCCTGTGGAGTACCCTTCGCCTTCCAGTTGAGAAAGCACATCGTCGAGTGCCATGTTGATGAGGCCAGCAACATTCTCTGCAAGCACGAAATCGGGTCTTGCTTCTTTAATAACTCTGAACATTTCAGGCCAGAGGTGACGGTCATCCTCCTCGCCTCGCTGCTCCCCGGCTTGACTGAAAGGTTGGCAAGGAAATCCGCCTGTGAGGAGGTCTGCCCCTCGCCACTTGCTGCCGTCAAAGTCTCTGATGTCTGGGATGATTGGGACATCGGGCCAGTGTCGCTTGAGGACTTTGCAGCAGTAGGGGTCTGACTCGCAGAAGACTCCGGTGGAATATCCAGCCCAGCCAGCGGCAACTGCGAATCCTCCGATCCCGCTGAAGAGGTCAATGTGTTTTCGTCGTTCATTCATTCAAAGGACACCGACACGCAGGGAGCGTTTAAGAAACACAAGAGGTTGGATGCCAAGCCTCTTATGCGCTAGGAGGCTACGCTCGTAGGTTCCCGCGTGCCGGTTAAATTTCATAGGTGATTTCTTTCAGCTTCTCGCGGAGTGGGGCTATTC